CTACGACTGCGCCCGGCCTCACGGCAACACCCCGACGCAGGACACGACGGTCACCGTGCTGTCCGGCGAGTACTACACCCTCGACGACAGCGACCGGCTCCACCGCGACATGGCCATCAACCCTGCCTACGTCCGCCGCACCCTGGCCAAGACACCCCAGGTACAGCAGGCCCACGCGTTCTGCCCGGACTGCGTCGAGGCCACCGTCCGCCACACCGTGGCCGCCATGCTCACCGCCATGCGGGCATCCGGCCACCCCCAGTTCTTCGTCGTCGGACCGCCGATCGCCGACGACTGAGCGCGCACACCTGCAGCACAGCCCCCCTCACTCAGGAGACGCCATGGCGCGCATCCAAGTCCTCACCCTCCCCGCCCTGCCCGACAGCACCACGCCGTTCGTCCTCGTCATCGACCAGGCCATCGACCTGTCGCCGGACGACAGGAACGCCCTCGACATGCAGGGCATCCGCGACCGCACAGGCGCCCGAGCCGTCCTCATCCTCGACCGACACATCGACGTCGTCCAGCCCGGCAACGAGGCCAGCGCATGAGCAAGGACGGCAGCACCCGCCACAGCGTCAGCATCACGTCCGACGGCTGCAACCACCGGCTCGCCATCGACGGCCGAGACGTCAGCGCAAGCGTGCGCAGCGCCACCCTCAGCATCGAGGCCGGCCGCCGGCCCCACCTCATCGTCGAACCCGTCGTCGACCAGGTCGCGGCCGGCGCCGAAGCCCTCATCGTCATGTACCCCCGTGTCGCCGAACTCCTTCTCCAGCTCGGCTGGACCCCGCCCACCGAGGAACCCGGATGAGGCTCTGGCCACGACGACGACCCGTCGAACAGCCCCAGCCGCCGCGCGTCGACCCCACCACCATCGCCGTCCTGGAGTACGACCTGCTCGGCATCAAGCCCGAGCCCGGCAGCAGCGCCGCCCTGGCCGTATCCCTACGCAACCTCGGTACCTGCTACGCCCACCAGCCCGCCGACATCACCAGCTACGGCGACGCCGGGCCCAACGCCATCTGCGTCCGCTGCGGGCAGCACATGGTGCAGGACAGCCGCGGCCGCTGGGTCATCGCACAGGACTCCGGCCCGGCGGAAGGACAGCACGGATGACCGGCGCTGGCTACACCCTCTCCGCCCTCTCTTCCGTGGTCAGCACGGTGGCCATCGTCATCAGCGTCAGAGGCAGCAGGCAGGCCGAGCAGGCAGCAGAGCGCTCCGAACGTGCTGCCCTCCAGGCCGAGGAGCTCGCCGCCCGCGTCGAGTCTCTGGCCAACCGCACAGCACCGTAGCCCCGGCACCGACCAGACACCCGAGTCGCCCGCTGCCCCGGACCGCACACCCTGCGCCCGGGGCAGCGCCACACCCGAAGGCGCCATGCCCAGACCCCGCCGCCCCGCCCTCTGCACCCAGCCCGGCTGTACCCATCCACACCGGGCCCGCGGCCTCTGCTCCACCCACTACAACCAGGCACACCAGCCGCTGCGCCACGCGGCCCACGCCACCACCTGCACCGTGTGCGGCACGCCGATACAGCGGCCCACCGACAACCGGCGCCGGCACACCTGCTCCACCACCTGTCGCCGCACCCTCACCTTCGGGCCGGGCAGCGGGCAGGAGGGCAGGTACAGCTGGGCAGCGGACGCGGTGCAGCGCGCACGGGAAGCCGGCGCCGCCGTGGTCGACGTGTTCGACCGCCTCACCGTCTTCGACCGGGACGGCTGGGCCTGCTACCTGTGCGGCCGGGCCACCGACCCCGAGGCCTCGCCCTTCGACCCCGCCAGCCCGACCGTGGACCACGTGGTGCCGCTGTCCAAGGGTGGCGAGCACAGCCTGGCCAACGCACGCACGGCCTGCCTGCACTGCAACAAGCAGGCCCTGATGATCACCTCGCAAGCCCTTGACGATGTCACGTCAGTGCTGCACGGGGTGATCGACAAGCCTTCCTGATCATGACCTGGTGACGCAGGGTCACGATACCCAGGGGGGTGACCCCCTCCGGGCGATCACACCCAGACCGCCGGGGAGGGAACTCCCTGGTCCGTCAGGTTCAGAACTTTCTTAGCGATCTTGCTTGTCACTCCGCGTGACACCCCGGCCGGCCATGCCGCCCGGGCAGTCGGCCCGATCAAGGGCCCGAGCCATGTGGACCAGGCCGCGCGCAATGCGGGCCCAGCGCAGACGCCGCAACGGCGCCGATCCGAGGAGACCGACATGGTGAAGGGTGGAGCTCGAGCACGATCCGGACCCCCGCCGGACCCGATGGCGCTGCGGCGCGAGCGGGACGCGGGCGAGTGGACGATCCTGCCCGCCGAGGGCCGCCAGGGCGCAACGCCCGACTGGCCGCTGACGGAGCAGACGATCCGCGAGAGCGAGCTGTGGGAGAAGCTCTGGGCGATGCCGCAGGCCCTGATGTGGGAGCGCTACGGGCAGGATCTCGAAGTGGCCCTGTACGTGCGCCGCCTGACCGAGGCCGAGCTCAACGACTCGCGGGTCAACCTGACCACCGTCGTCAAGCAGATGGCGGACAGTCTCGGCCTGACGACGCCGGGCCTGCGCGCGAACCGCTGGCGCATCACCGCGGACGAGGTCGCCGCCAAGCGCGAGGCCCCGGCCCGCACCGCGGCTGCCGGCCGCAGCGGCACGGCCCGCAGCCGGTTCAAGGTCGTCCCCGGTGACGGAGACTGACCGAGTCGTCCGGTGGCCCACCCTGGGCTTCCTGATCGCGGACTGGATCGAGGCCCACTGCGTCATCCCGGACGGCTTCCACATCGGTGAGCCGTACCTGCTGACCGACGAGATGCTGTGGTTCTTCCTGAACCACTACCGGGTCAAGCCCGGTGCGACCACCGAACGGTCGATGATCTCCCCGGCGTCCGCGTTCCACTACCGGCGCAGCCAGCTCGTGCGACCCCAGAAGTGGGGGAAGGGGCCCGTCACCGCGGCGCAGGTGTGCGTTGAGGCGGTCGGCCCCGCGGTGTTCGCCGGATGGGCCGTCGGCGGGGAGACGTACGACTGCCGGCTGCGCGGCTGCGACTGCGGCTGGGTGTACGAGTACGAGCCGGGTGACCCGATGGGGATGCCCTGGCCCACACCGCTCATCCAGATCACGGCGTTCAGCGAGGAGCAGACCGACAACATCTACGGCGCACTGAAGCCGATGATCGACAAGGGCCCGCTGGCGGAACTGATCCCGAAGACGGGTGAGGAGTTCATCCGGCTTCCGGGCGGCGGCCGCATCGACACGGTCACCTCGTCCGCGCAGTCCCGCCTCGGCCAGCGCGTCACCTTCGTGCCGCAGGACGAGACCGGCATCTGGAACAGCCAGAACAAGATGCAGAAGGTCGCCGACACGCAGCGCCGGGGCCTGGCGGGCATGGGCGGACGCTCGACGGAGACCACCAACGCCTGGGATCCGTCCGAGAACTCGGTGGCGCAGCGGACCTTCGAGGCGAAGGCGCAGGACATCTACCGGGACTTCCTGCGGCCGCCCGGGGACCTGGACTACACGAAGAAGGCGGACCGCCGGAAGATCCACAAGGTGGTGTACGGGGACTCCTGGTGGGTCGACCCGGATGTCATCGAGGGTGAGGCGGCCGAGCTCCTTGAGCGGGATGCCGCGCAGGCCGAGCGGTTCTTCGGCAACCGGATCGTCGCCGGTACCGGGGCGTGGATCGCCCGGGACCGGTGGGACGCCCGCGCGAAGCCGCGGAAGGTTCCGGACGGCACCGCGATCGTCCTCGGTTTCGACGGGTCCGACGTCGACGACTGGACTGGCTTCCGGGCGGAGACGCTGGACGGCTACCAGTTCACCCCCACCTACGGCCCCGACGACCGGCCCACGATCTGGGATCCGGCCGAGTGGGACGGCCAGGTGCCGCGCCTGGAAGTCGACGCGGCCCTGGACGAGCTGATGGAGCGCTACAACGTGCTCCGCGCCTACTTCGACCCGCCCTACTGGAAAACGGAGATCGACACGTGGGCCGACCGGTACGGGACGCAGCGGGTGGTGCGCTGGGAGACGAACGGGGTGCGTATGCACCCTGCGGCGGAGCGTCTGGTGACGGACGTGGCGAAGAAGGACTCCACGTTCTGGCACGACGGCTGCGAGCCGACGAGTCAGCACGTGGCGAATGCCCGCAAGGCTGCGCGGCCGGCGAACCGGTACGTGCTGCGCAAGCCGTCGGCCACGGGCCAGTTGAAGATCGACCTCGCCGTGGTCAGCATCCTCGCGCACGAGGCTGCGGGTGACGCGATCCGGCTTGGCGAAGGCACGGAGACCGAGGACTGGGTGTGGACCGGCTGAGAGGAGGCGGTGCAGGTGAAGG